AGTATGAATGGCGCGGAAACATTCACACGGTTGACTACCCATGATGAAAGAGATTGAGCCTTGGGAATATATCGTCGCAAACAATCTGAACTACCTCAGTGGGCGGGTGGTTAATCTGCTGACTGAGTACAGCCACACCAAGGACATTCTGTTGCTTGAAGAGGCTTGCAGGGATTTAGCGCAGTTGGTTCAACGTGAACGATTTATTGAGGAGAGGGCCGATGCCTAGTGTGATCGTGGAAGATTTACCAAAGAACTGTCAGGTCACTATTGTCGTCACTGAACTGATCGACATGGAAGATGACCCAAACCCCCCAGCAGAGATGCCAGAGGGTGTGGAGCCAGAAATCATCAAGCTCGTGGGCAAGTCGGCTGAAGGTTGAGATAATCCCCATGGATGCCGGTACAAACACCGTCGAGATAGATACGCTCTTGCTGTAGCTCATCCTCGAAGTCGTTATTGCTGACGCAAGCAATCAGACCGAGTAACAGAAGGGCGAGTGGGTAACGTAGTTTCATGTGATCCCCTTGGGCCGCTTATGCGGCTTCTTGTTTTTCAGTTTCAGCTAAGACCTGTGTGATTTCGTCGGATGACAGACCGCCAACCTCGTCCAAGTAGTCATAAAAGGTTTCTGAAAGACTGGCCCGCTTTCGGCCCATCTTCACTTTCTGATGATTGGTTTCCTCGATCAGATCGTGCATCAAGCTATCCAGTTCGTTTTGAGTAAGCATGCGTCGATCTCCGCGTTGTTGATGGGATCATTGTACACCAAAGGTTTACAGATACAACAGGGGGGAGTGCAGTTTTTTTTGCCTTTTTTGTAAATAGTATGGGTATAATCTCCATCTAGCACATTGCAGATCCCAAAACAAGGACAGCAAATGGTTTTTTTGGAGCGTTTTGCATACCTAGAAAGCGGAACACTTGGTCGCATGTGGGCGGGTGACTGGAATTGCTACACAATTGAAAGACCGTGGCTAGATAACAGGCCCAACGTGTCTTGCATTCCCGAAGGCGACTACACTTGCCAGCCGTTCAGTGGTAACAGATTCAAAGACGTTGTGCAGATCATGGACGTGCCAGATCGCACGTTTATCTTGTTTCACGTTGCGAACTTCCCACACGACGTTGAAGGGTGTATTGGAGTCGGTAATAGCTTTGTCTCTGATGCACTAGAGCCAGCGGTGTATAACAGCAAAGACACCTTGGCAGAGTTCTTCGATGTGGTTGGCAAAGAGTTCTATCTAACCATCAAGGGAGTGAGGGCTGAGATATGAGTCTAGGCATCGTAAAAGAGCTTGTCGGGCCTGTCACTGGGTTACTGTCTGAGTTCATCGAGGACAAAGATCAAAAGGCGAAGCTGGCGCACGAGATAGCGACCATGGCAGAGCGTCACGCGAATGAGAATGCAAAGGCGCAGCTTGAGGTCAACAAGGTAGAAGCAGCGAACAGAAACCTCTTTGTAGCCGGATGGAGACCAGCAGTCGGCTGGGTGTGCGTCTTGGGGATGGCTGGCAACTTCATGGTCATACCATTTGCCAACTTCGTCCTAGCACTGATGGAGATAGATGTGACCATTCCATTGGTCGCCCTAGACACGATGATGCCCGTCCTAATGGGGATGCTTGGCTTGGGCGCGATGAGAACCTACGAAAAGACCAAACAGGTGTCCAAATGAGAGGCGTTCTACTGTTCAACCGTGACGGCACGATCTACGCCGGGCAAGTTCACACAATGCCGAATGGTGAAGTGCATACTGGCGCAACTCACAATGCGACTAGCAGACGGCTGTTCTACTATCACGAACTGCCGCCAGAGCGAAAGATTCGCGCACTCGAAAGCATGATTGAGCGACACGACACGCCCGGACGAACCAAGCAGAGCTTTAATAACTAATGAATCAGAATCTTGAGGTGGCATATATAGCCACAACGGACGTTATACCGTATGCAAACAATCCGCGCACTCATAGCGATCAACAGGTGTCGCAGGTGGCGGCGAGCATTAAGGAGTTCGGGTTTAACAACCCGATCCTGCTGGATGAGCACAATGGCATCATTGCAGGCCACGGTAGGCTCGCAGCGGCACAGAAGCTAGGTATGGAGTTGGTTCCCACAATAACCTTAGCGGGGCTGACAGAAGCGCAGCGCAAAGCGTATGTGATAGCAGACAACAAGCTGACCGAGAACGGGGGGTGGGATTACGACCTGTTAGCGGTAGAGATTGAACGGCTGAAAGAGCTGGACGTTGACATCGACCTAACAGGCTTCGACCCGACTGAGTTGGATACCATTCTGGAGCCTGAAGTTGTAGAAGGGCTGACTGACGAGGATGAGGTTCCAGAAGCGCCAGAGGAGCCGATAACGAAGCGGGGGGATGTCTGGATACTGGGCAACCATCGACTGATGTGTGGCGATTCCACAAGCGTTGATGATGTGGATAGGCTTATGGCTGAAAAAAAAGCCGGACTGATACACGCAGACCCTCCCTATGGGATGGGTAAGGAGGGCGATGGCGTGTTGAATGATAATCTGTACAAACAAAAGCTCGATCAGTTCCAGATGGATTGGTGGAATACCTGTAGGATCTTCGTAGAAGATAATGGGAGCGCGTATATCTGGGGTAATTCTGAGGACTTGTGGCGGTTATGGTATGCAGGGGGTTTATCATCCTCCGAGGGCTTAACTTTTAGGAATGACATCTTATGGCATCAAGAAGGGGTCAGTTGGGGGAAAGATGGCATGGGCAATTTGCGGCAATTCGCCAACATGGGCGAACACTGCCTTTTCTTTATGCTGGGTGAGCAAGGATTCAACAACAATGCAGACAACTACTGGTCTGGCTGGGACAGCTTGAGGGTTTATCTGGTCGAAGAGAAGAAGAAGTCAGGCATTACCAATGATGAGATCAAGGCCGTGACGAATACCGGTCACTCCCATTACTGGACGACTTCCCAGTGGGCTTTCCCGACCCGCGAACACTATGAGGCCATTCAAAAGCTAGCCAATGGCCGCGCCTTCAAGCGCGAGTATGGCGCCTTAAAGCGCGAGTATGACGACCTAAAAGCCAAGTTTTATGCGAGTAGAGCTTATTTTGATAGCGGTCACGATCAAATGTCGGATGTTTGGAGATTTGACCGTGTAAAGGGTAACGATCGCCACGGTCACGCCACCCCAAAACCTGTATCGATGATGGAGCGAGTTATGCGATCAAGCCTTCCTGCGGGCGGTCTTTGTATTGAGCCTTTTGCTGGATCGGGAACCACGCTAATGAGTGCCGAAAAGACTGGAAGAATTTGCTACACGATGGAGCTAGACCCAAAATACTGCGACATCATCGTAGATCGCTGGCAATCGTTTACAGGCAAAACTGCACAGCTTGAACGACCACTGGAGGTGGCGAATGGCTAGACCCCGAATACCCATAGACTGGGATCAGGTGGACAAAATGTGCGCTATTCACTGTACGGGAGAGGAGCAGGCTGCAATCTTGGGCGTGAGCTATGACACTTTGAACCGAGCCTGTCAGCGTGAATATGAGATGGGTTTTGCTGAGTATTTTAAGCAAAAGGCCAGCCACGGGCGAATGAGCCTCAGACGCAAGCAATATACAGCGGCAATGGATGGCAATACGACGATGCTGGTATGGCTAGGCAAGAACTGGTTAGGACAGTCAGACCAACCTGAGGTAGAAGCGCAAGACCTGCCACCAATCGTCATAGAGCGGGCGAGTGAGGCTAACTAGACCTCAAGATGAGATCTTCTTCAGCGAATCACGGTTCAGGGCCGTGGTCGCTGGTAGACGGTTCGGTAAGACGTTCCTATCGACGCATGAGCTTTTGAGGGATGCGCTATCGGGGAAGAACCGAAACTGCTGGTATGTAGCGCCGACTTACAAGGCAGCAAAGGAGATCGCATGGGAGATGCTCAACGATGCGTTGCCAGATGGGTATGTCAGTAAGCGAAATGAGACAGCTTTATCGCTTACACTTAAGAATGGTTCGACTATCTCACTCAAGGGTGCAGAGAAGCCTGACAACCTGAGAGGGAGAGCGCTCGACTTCGTTGTGATGGACGAGTTTGCCGATATGCGACCAGAGGCATGGTATGAAGTAATCCGTCCATCTTTGTCTGATAGGCTTGGAAGTGCTTTGTTCATTGGAACACCAAAGGGGCGAAACCATTTCTACGACATATGGACGCGAGGCGCGGACGGCGAGGAGGGCTGGCAAGCCTTCCAGTACACGACCATCGAGGGCGGTAATGTTGATAAAGTTGAGGTTGAGGCAGCGCGGAATGACTTAGACGAGAGGACATTCGACCAAGAGTACCAAGCCAAGTTCGTTAACTACTCTGGCATCATTTACTACGCTTTTAGCCGAGAGGAGAGCGTGCAGCCAGTCCTAGATGCTGGAGACGATTTACACATTGGCATGGACTTTAACCTCGACCCCATGAGCGCAGCGGTATGTGTAAGAGAGGGCAACGAGATCAAAGTAATGGATGAGATCGTGATTTATGGGTCAAACACCGACGAGATGGTGGACGAGATCAGGCAGCGGTATGGGGATAGACGCATCACTATCTACCCTGACCCAGCAAGTAAGCAGAGAAAGACCAGCGCGGGAGGCAGGACAGACCTATCAATCCTTCAGAACGCAGGGTTTGCGGTGAAGGTGCGAAATAGTCATCCGGCAATCAGGGACAGAATTAACAGCGTCAACAGCAGGCTCCGCTCCACAACTGGGGTGAGGGCTTTGTTCGTTGATCCCAAGTGCAAGCAGACTATCGCTTCGCTTGAGCGACAGACGTATAAGGAAGGAACTAGCCAGCCCAACAAGGACGACGGCTACGATCACATGAATGACGCACTGGGGTATCTGGTTGAATACCTGTACCCAATCAGGAAGCAGCGAGAAGTTGAACAACCAGTGAGGTGGAGCTAGTGGCATCGAACATTGAATATCAACACCCAGATTACGACGCGAATGAGGCACGCTGGGAGTTTTACATCCGGTCGTACTTGGGTGGGCAGGAGTATCAGAACGGCAGCTATCTGACGGGCTATCTCAACGAGTCAGAGAACGAGTATGCACGACGCATCCAACTGACACCTGTAGATAACCACTGCCGAAATGTAGTTCACATCTACAGTTCATTCTTGTGGCGCACTCCCCCTGTTCGCGTGTTTAACTCGCTGGCAGGCAATCCTGCCCTCGATGCT